CTGCAGCGCGAAGCCAAGCGCCGGCTCAAGCAACACGAGGACCGCGAAGCCAACCGCCGAGCCTGATCGACAACCAGGCCCCCGCGGGCGCATGATGACCAACGGAACCCCAACCACGAGAGAGGCCCCCATGCCCAACCCACCCACCACCCCACGCCGCACCCCGCTCCAGGTCGCCGAGGACGAGCTCGGCGCGATCGCCGAGTGGACCGACGACACCAACGAGAACAGGAGCACCCCATGAGCAAGATCCGTACCACCCTCGCGACCTTCATCGCCCTCACCCTCGCCACCACCCTCACCAGCACCGGAACCGCGGCCGCGGCCAGCCCCTGGCCCAAGCCCGTCGTCACCATCGCCGACACCCTCCACTGCAAGCACCGCGTGTCCTCCGCAGACGGCGAAGGCGGCACCGGCCTGTCCTGCACCGTCACCACCAAGACCGGGAAGCGGCAGCGGTACGTGATCCTCCGCCACGCCGACACCCAGCACGGCATCGACTGGTGGCGCTGGTTCATCGACGACGGCGGCTACTTCGCCCACCGCGGCCACGTCCTCATCATCCCCGTCGGGACCCGTCGTACGCCGGCGTACACCGAGAAGTGGGCACGCTGGGCCGTGGCCCGCGTCGACGGCGCCCGCCTCATCAAGGGCTGACCACCGATGGCCGACGTTCCCCACACCGCCGACTATGACGCGCCGCGGTTTGACCGGATGATGCTGATGACGTGGCCGACGTTGGCCGTCACGGTGAACCTTCTACCGTGGCATTGGCGGGTCATCCCCTACGGCTACTACGACTACACGCCAAGGGGTTCCGACTCTGCGGGCTGGTTGGGCGCCGATGGGGAGTGGTTGTTCGTCAAGGTCGAATTCGGCTTCAACCTGCCGCCGTTTGTGTCGCCGTGGAGCCGCCCCCTTCCGTCCGCTAGCGACCAGCCGCTCCCGTGAGAGAATCCGCAGGCATGAGCCCCACCGAGCGGTTCACCCTCGCCTGCCTCGCGGTCGCCGCGGCCACCCTGGTCGCCGCGGCCGCCGGCACCATCGTCGGCTGGGCCATCCACACCATCCAGCGGCGCCGCGAGATCCGCCGCCTCGAGGACTGGCTCAACCGATGACCGCCGCCCCCACCTCGTGGATCGACGAGCTCGAACGACAGATCACCCGCCGAGCCGACACCACCTACGCCACCCCCGGCGAGCTCGCCCGAGCCCTCGACCCCGAGACCGTCCAGACCCCAGCGATGGACCTCATCGACGCCGCGCTCGTCGAGGCCGCCGACACCCCCGACTCCCGCACCATCATCGTCATGCCCCCTCAAGAGGGCAAGAGCCAACGCGCCACCCGCCGGTTCACCGAGTGGGCCCTCAAGCACCAGCCCGACACCCGCGTCGCGATCTGCTCCTACGAGCTCTCCGTGGCTCGCCGCTGGGGTCGGACCATCCGCGACGACATCACCGAGCACCCCGAGACCTTCGGATTCCAGATCCGCCGCGACGTCGCAGCCCAGGCCGAGTGGCAGATCCTCGGCAAAGCCGGCGGCGTGGTCTCCGTCGGGATCGGCGGCCCACTGACCAGCCGCGCCGTCGACCTCCTCATCATCGACGACCCCATCAAGGACGCCAAGCAAGCCGACTCCGAGACCTACCGCGACGCCGTCTGGGACTGGTGGACCAAGACAGCGTCCACCCGCCTCTCCCCCGGCGCGCCCGTGATCCTGATCCTCACCCGCTGGCACGAGGACGACCTCGCCGGACGACTCCTCGCCGCCGAGGATGGCCACAGGTGGAAGCTGATCCACATCCCCGCCGAAGCCGACCACGACCCCAACGCCGGCCAGACCGACCCCCTCGGCCGAGCCCCCGGCGAGTTCCTCGAGTCCACCCGCGGCCGCACCACCGAGCAGTGGGAACAGATCCGCGTCCAAGCCGGGCCCCGAGGCTGGCAGGCCCTCTACCAAGGCCGCCCCTCCTCGATCGCCGGCGAGATCTTCAAGCGCGACAACTGGCGCTACTACGAGCAGCCGCTCTGGTTCGTCCAACCCTCCGGAGCCCGCCACGTCGTCGGCGGCTACGACGAGCTCCTCATCAGCTGGGACATGGCATTCAAGGACCTCGAGTCCAGCGACTACGTCGTCGGCGGCGTGTGGATGCGCCGCGGCGCCGAGGTGTTCCTCCTCGACCAGGTCCGCGGCCGCTGGGACTTCCCCGAGACCTGCCGCCAGGTCATCGCGCTCGCCGCGAAGTGGCCCCAGGCGCTCCTCAAGCTCGTCGAGGACAAGGCCAACGGCACCGCCGTGGTCGCCGCGCTCCGCCGCACCGTCCCCGGCATCGTCGCCGAGGACCCAGGCCCCAACGGCAAGACCGCCCGCGCGGCCGCCGTGTCCCCCATCCAAGAGGCACGGCAGGCCTACCTGCCCTCCCCGATGCTGGAGTACGACGAGGAGACCGGCGACGCGCCGTACGCCTGGGTCGGCGACTACGTCGAAGAGCTCGCCGCGTTCCCCCGCGGCGCCCACGACGACCAGGTCGACCACACCAGCCAGGCATGGCACCGGCTCGTCCTCGAGCCCCTCATCGACGAGACCTGGCACCCCGAGGACGACGACCCCGAGCTCGCCGGCTTCGGCGGCTACGTGCCAGCCTGACCACCAACGCGCCCCCGCGGCGCTACGATCGCCCCGAGATCTTCCATTAGGCCCTGGGGAGCGCATAGGGCCATCGCACGGCATCGACCACACGCCATCAGCCCAACCCGACGGAGGCGACCCGTGGCACTGTTCGGCAGCAGCCCCACCATCGACGAGCAGGACCACACCACCGGCGACCTCGACCGGCTCCGCACCGAGCTCCGCCAGGAGCAGGAGTCCAACCTCCTCCTCGAGGAGTCGATCGCCGACCTCCAGCTCGCGCTCGAGGACCGCGGCTGGCGCGAGATCGCCGCCGGCGTCCGCGACGAGTTCTCCGAGGCCGGCCGCCGCACCGTCGCCGACATCTGCCGCACCATGGCCATCAGCAACCCCCTCATCAAGCGCGGCCTCACCGTCCGGATCGGCTACATCTGGGGCCAGGGAGTGCAGATCCGCGCCAAGGCCGCCGACCAGGCCGACCAGGACGTCAACGCCGTAGTCCAGGCCTTCCTCGACGACAACACCAAGACCCTCACCGGCGACCAGGCCCACGAGGAGCTCGAGCGCGCGCTCGGTACTGACGGCAACGTGATCCTCGCGTGCTTCACCAGCTCACTCACCGGCCGCGTCCAGGTCCGCTCGACACCCTTCGACGAGATCGCCGACATCATCACCAACCCCGACGACCGCGACGAACCATGGTTCTACGTCCGCGAGTTCGTCGAGACCGTCATCGAGGCCGGCACCATCCCCGGCAGCACCCGCACCCGCCGGCAGCGCCGCAAGGTCTTCCACCCCGACATCGCCTACCGGCCGACGTCGAGGCCCCGCACCATCGACGGCGCCGAGGTCCGCTGGGACGCCCCGATGCTCCACATCCCCGTCAACCGCCTCGACGGATGGAAATACGGCGTCCCCGACGTCTACGCCAGCGTGGCCTGGGCCCGGATGTACCGCGAGTTCCTCCGCGACTGGGCACTCGTGGTCCGCGCGCTCTCCAAGTACGCCATGAGGCTCACCGGCGGCAACAAGACCCGCACCAGCAGGGCCGCGGCCGCCGTCCGCACCGCCGCCGCCACAGCGCCCACCACCCCGGCCGGGACCGCCGCCGGCGTCGGCAACGTGTTCGCCGGCTCCGACAACGTCACCCTCGAGGCGATCCCCAAGAGCGGCGCCACCATCGACGCCGACTCCGGCAAGCACCTCGCCGGCATGGCCGCCGCCGGCATGGGACTACCCGTGACCGTGCTCCTCGCCGACCCCGGCGTCACCGGAGCCCGCGCGGTCGCCGAGACCCTCGACCTCCCGACCCTCCTCGAAATGGGCATGCGGCGCCTCCTCTGGCAGCAGAAGCTGACCGAGCTCATCAACTACGTGATCGACCAGGCCGTACTCGCGCCCCGCGGCCCCCTCCGCGGAACCCTCGCCCGCGACGACTGGGGTCGGCTCCAGGTCACCCTCGCCGGCGACATCGAGCGCACGCTGGAATTCGACTGGCCGCAGCTCGTCGACGTCCCCGTCAAGGACCTGGTCGCCGCGATCGTCGACGCGCACGGAACCCGCATCGTGCCCGACATCATCGCGCTCCGGCTGATCCTCGCCGCGCTCGGCGTCAAGGACATCGACGAGATCCTCGACTCCGTGACCGACGACCAAGGCCGGTTCATCCCGCCCGACACCACGGCGGCCGACGTCGCCGTCGACGCCTTCAACCGCGGCGAGGACCCGGCCGCAGCCACCCGATGACGACGACGCCCGCCAAGTACCGCACCGGCCGGCACCCCGGCGGCCGCCGCTACTGGATCATCTTCTGCCCCGGTTGCGAGCAGCTCCACCAGATCAGCGACCTCTGGACCGTCACCGAGCACGACGACGGAACCCTCACCGCCGACCCATCCATCCTCGTCACCGGCGGCCCCGACGACACGCGCTGCCACTCCTACCTCCGCGCCGGCACCTGGGAATTCCTCAGCGACAGCACCCACGACCACGCCGGCACCAACCACCCGATGCCCGACCTACCCCCATACCTCCAGTGAGCATCAGCGACGAGACCCTGCGGCTCGACACCCAGCTACGGATCCGGCTGGACCGCAACGTCGACCACACCATCCGCCTCCTCGTGCAGCGCTGGGCCGAGGCCTGGACCACCGTCGCCGGCGACTGGAATGACGTCGTGGCCATGATCCTCGAGGCCCGCGACGCCGGCAAACCGCTCAAGGTCTCCGAGGCCCTCCGAGCACGATCGGTCCTCAACGCGCTCGAGGCCACCCGCGAGGCCCTCACCGACCTCGGCCAGTACGCCGGCGTGACCATCGTCGAGCCCCTCGCCGACCTCAGCGTCGACGCCGCGGCCGCGCAGCTCGACATCATGCGCTCTCAGCTCCCAGCCGGGCCAGGCG